AATTTTTGCTGCTGTTATAGCGTCTGCCGCTATTTTACCTTCAGTTACATTTAAGTCAGCAATATGTGCTGTATCTATAGAGCCATCTACATAAGAATCGCTGTCTACTGAGTTAGCACTCATGTTAGCTTCTATAACTGAATTTGCCGTTACAAGTTTTGAATCTTTTATACTTAGACCATCAATTGTAACTCCATTAGCTGAAGTAACTTCTGATATTGTGTCTGTTTTCAGTATATTATTTACACCATCTAGTTCTACACTCATACTATTACCACGTTACCTGTTATTGTTATTACATTTGTAAATGTAACAGGCCCTGCTAAAACAGCGTTTTCTACTAATTGTACAGCATCTATTGTTGAAGCATGGTGAGATATAAATTCATCTCCCGGCTTATTACCAATATATACTACTCCTTCACCTTGACTTGTTGACATTATTTCTCCTATTCACTTATTGCATCAACTACACTAATCCATGCATCAATACCATTTGCTGTTCCGCATAAACCTTTAACTACATCTGCACTTTGTAATACAATTTTAGCTCCACTTTGAACTATTTCTACACTACTTCCCGGTGGAACAGATAAATTTTTTACAAGATATCGGTCTGTTGAACCGCCTTCTGAAATATAAATATCTACTGTAACACTTGCAGTTAATATGTTAGCTAATCTTAATCCGACAATTGCATCATCTGAGTTAGATGTATATATTGTTGTAGCAGAGTTTGTTACCCTTGCTCCGTTTGATTCAAAATCTTGTGCCATTCATTTCTCCTATTTATTGTTAGACTAGAGGGCAATTGCCATTGCTGTGGCAAAACCCTTAGTAGCGGCACTACCTGCCATATATGTTTTAACAGCAGTTACATTTGTCATTTTCATAACACCACCATCGTTAATTAAAATTCCGTCACCATCTGCTAATGCATCTGTTCCTCTTGCTGTTCCACCATCAATTAAATTTATTTCAACCGCTGTAGCATCTACTGCCGCAAGTTTAGTTAAATCTGCTTGTACTAACCCAGAAACTCCATCTAATAAATTTAGTTCTGTAGCTGTTGAGGTTACATTTGTTCCACCTATATCAAGAGTAGTCATAGAAACTTCTCCTGCTACTGTTAGTACACCATCAGCTAAAGTTAATAAATCAGTGTCATCTGTATGCCCTATTGTTGCTCCGTTAGTAATTACATTATCAACAGTTAAAGTTGTTAGTGTTCCAAGACTTGTTATACTTGATTGAGCCGCAGTTGTTACTGTAGCCGCTGTACCAGAAGCATTTCCTGTTACATTACCTGTTAAAGGCCCTGCAAAAGCATCTGCTGTTACTGTACCATCAAAGAAAGCATCTTTAAATTCTAAAGAAGCAGTTCCTAAATCTATTTGATTAGTAGTAACAGGAGATAATGCTCCATCACCAATAGTTAATCTACCTGAACCGCCTGTAGCTACTGTAATAACATCAGAGCCACTAAAAGTAATTGATGTGTTAGTATCACCATCACCTGCAATTGAATCTAATTGTAATGCACCAACATTTGATATTGCCGCATCACCAAAGTCTAATGCTCCTGCTACTGTTAAAGTACCAGATATATCCACATTACCATTTATATCTACAGTTGTAGCTGCTATTTGTATTTCTGTATCTGCTACTAAATCTAATTGACCATCAGTAGATGAATTAATATATATTGCTGCGTCTCTAAATTGTAATTTTTCTGTACTAGCTACAAGTATGTCATCTGAAAATTCAAAGTAATCTTCATCTTCCATCCATTTAAAAACACCATCATTTGATTCCCCATCAAATGTAACTGTTATATCTGTTCCTGCTGTAGCCGCACCAAATGTTAATGTATTACCTAGTAATTTAGTTATTGGCCCACCTTCAGCAGTTGTACCATCATGGGTATGACCTGTACTTGCTGTAAATGCTGCTAATATCTGATTGTATTCATCATTAAAATGTGATGCCTCAATGACCGCACCATCAGTAATAGTACTTTGTCTTGTGTAAGTCGCTCCCATTATCTTCTTCCTCCGTTAACGTATTCTAATTCAAATCCTCGTAAGGATAGAGATTTTTTTGTACTTTCATCTTCTAATTTAAATGCCACTACAAATCCCGACCCTTCAACTGACACTCGTTCCAATGGAAATCCAGAAGAACCATATGCAGAAGTAGCATAAACACCACTGCCATAAAATGCTGCAACAGTTGCTGAAGAAAATTCATAGGGGCTTGGTTGAGGAGTATTTGTGTCATCATAATTATATCTTAAACTAAATGTTTGATTTGTTGTATCTATTGCTTCTCCAACTTTATAGTTGACTAAAACTCTTTGCATACTTTTTCGTATTCCCGGGTCACCTAATGACATATCGGGTGAACGGTAAAATCCTGTTATAATATGTGTAGCACCTGCCCGTGTAAAAGAACCTCCAGATTCTTGTTTGTATACATATCCGTCAAATCCACCATGTATAATTGTTTCTGTATCCCCTACAAAAAATGAATCTGTGCATGAAGGTTTTATTCCTTTTAAATCTGCGTATTCAAATCCTAAAGTTCCTGTTTCTGGATTTGCTTTTAATACCGCAATAATACCTTTAGCATTTGTTTCTGTTTCGTTTGTTGTAGGATAAAATAATCTATATTGTGATTTACTTCTTATAATTGTAGATGTAATATTATTAGTTCCAATATCTGCAATTCTATCTTGTATTTGTTTAGATACTGTACCTAATTCTACATCACCAATTCTTTCTGTACCCGCAATACTTCTTAAACCATCCGGTGCTAAATAAATTAAATCACCACCAAGCTCTTGAATACTTTTACCATCTACACAACCTATTTTTCTTGTAACTGGTGTAACAACAAAATCTGAACTAGATGAACCAGATATTTTAAATATTCTATCTGTACCAAAAACAAATAATTCTTCACGAAATACTTTAAGTCCTACAATAGTTGTATCAACTTTTATTGTTCCTGCCCCTGTATCAAAATCATCTTCTGTAAAAGGGCCAGAAAATATTACACTAGATATAGCATCTGACATACCTGCATAAAACATATGATTTTTAAATGCTGAAACAAATTTAGGTGCTGTTGGAGCAGTTCCACCTCCTGTAGCATTTATTATATCAATATTATACGATGTGTCAATAGAAAAAGCATTAGTTGTGCCATTTGCTATTAATATTTTTTCAGTCCCATTAAAATTAAAACGTTCAAAATCATAACGAAAAGTTGTACCTTTACCTGTAGCTAAAGAAGTCCATGAACCACTTGTATCCCCACGATATATTGTGCCACCTCTAGCCGCTAATATTATATCATTAAATATAGCTACCATATCAATACTTTCAGCTGAAGATGATACTTGAGGAACAATAGTAGAATTGTATGCTGTTGTACCTAACATTTTTTTATATCCACCTGCAATGTCTGGCTCAAAATTTGTTAATTGTAAAGCTTCTCCCGGTCTCATAGAAAAAATATCTTTATTTAAAACTAATCCACCAAAGCAACTTACAACTGTAGGTGTTATTTGAGAAGTATTTGGCACTACATTATACCTTTACCATAGTGGCGAAGATTTACTCTTTCATCACGCATGTATTCTTGTTTTGATACTAAATCTTTTTGTAATCTTTTTAAACCATCTTTGTATTCTTTAGCAGCTATCATAGCATGTTCTGGGTCAGAACGTAAATTATAAGCATAATATCTAGACCTTGTTACTAATAAATCTGCATATCTATCATCTAAATCTGGAACATCCCCATGTGCGGATAATTCAGTATGCTCTTTCCAGTATTCTATAACAATAGAATAATCATTTCTATTTGGTACTGGACTTAATCCTAATTTACCACTTTGAGTTTTATAAATATATTGGGGTTCTCCTTGAGAAGAACTTAAATTAGCTTTGTCTCTTTCTGAATATTGTCTAATATAATCATCATATGAAATATATCTTAATTTTTTAGGCCCACTATTTCTAGATATACGAACATAGTCTACATCTAAATTAGTTGCTGTAGATGTGTTATTTAATGTAATAAAAGTTGTTTGTGCTGTTGCTGTAAAAACTGTATCTAATACTGCACCTTCACCAAAATCTGTAACTGTTAAAGTTGTGCTTAAATTT